GCAAATGGGACCTAGCATCGGTCATCAAGTTATTACTGGAGCTGATGCTACAAAAGCAGCAACGTTACCACAAGCCGCAACTCTTACAGTAGGGCATACTATTACAATACAAAACAAAGCAGGATCTGCTTTAAAGGTATTCCCACACTCTGGAGATACTATAGTACCTCTAACACAAGACAGTGCAGCTTCAGTTCCAGCCAATACTGCTATGATAGTGACAGTTGTAGGAGAATCCAGCTACGTAGGATATTTTACTACCGTAATTAGTTAAATCTAGTTAGGTAATAGAGTGTTTGGGTAGTGATTTACATATTTATTATGGACCGCAATAAGGTGTGGTTTGTTCAATTTACTAATAAAATATACAAGGAGTACAGTTATGTCAAAAGAGACAATTAAGTTTACAGAAGAAGAAATGAACAAGATACAAGGAGTACAACAAACGTATCAAGAAAAAACAGCTTTATTTGGGCAGTTAAGCTTTCAAAAATTCCAATTGGAAAGACAGCTTGACACAGCAAACGCAGCTGAGGTAGCATTAAAAAAAGAAATTATTGACTTAGAGCAACAAGAACGAGCACTAGTTAAAGAATTAAATGAAAAGTATGGCGCAGGTACTTTAGATCCTCAAACAGGAGAATTTAAACCAGCCCAATCATAAACTAAAAGTAGGAGTCGCTAATTATGGCAGAAAAAATCGTCAGCCCAGGTGTATTTACAAGAGAAAGAGACTTATCTTTCTTACCAGCAGCTATTGGAGAAATAGGTGCAGCAGTCATTGGACCAACAGTAAAAGGACCAGCATTTGAACCAACTATTATTGAATCATTCAAAGAATTTGAAGCCGTATTTGGTCCAAAAACAAAAGAATCGTACGTACCATATACTATAGAACAGTACTTAAAGAGTGCTGGTCGAGTAACCGTGGTTAGAGTACTTGGATTATCAGGTTACACTGCTAATGTAGCAGAACTTGTTTCTAATTATGGAGCATTTGCCTCAGCAACCAGTAAAACTACAGCAGTTTTCCATCCAACTATAGTTGATGAAAATGCTAATTTTACTGTAACTTCAGGTTCAGCAAACGACACAACTGGTTCAGGATTTGTATTTTATTTATCAGCATCTGCTGCAGATTATAATGCATCTACTAACACTGCAGTTGGTATTACAGGTCATCTAGTTGGTGATTCTACTGGAATAACTAATTTAACTGGTGCTAAAACTGGTGAAACAGCTTATTCAATGTCTTTAGATCCAACATCAGCTAACTTTGTAACTAAAGTTTTTGGTAAAACACCTAAAGACAGAAAAAAGCCTTTATATACTTATGTATTTTTCGGCACACATGCTTCTCGTTCAATAGCAGCATCTTCTGCAGAAGGCATTACTAGTATTACTGGTACAGCTGGAGGGTACAGTGGAACACCTAAAACTATAGACTTAACTACAGGGTATAGTACAAATAAAAATGAATATGAAGCAAGAACACCATTTATTACTTCACAAAAAGTAGGTGGTGCAACTACTGACTTATTCAGAGTACACAGACGAGCACATGGTACAGCTACTAATTTTGAATTTAAAATAGTAATAGACAATGTTAGATCTGCCGGCTCAGTAGCAGGTAGTGATTATGGTTCTTTTTCATTACGATTGAGACGAGTAGATGTTGATGGTACAATTAATGCGCAATTATCACCATTCCCTGTTTCTAGTGATTCAGATAGAAGACCAGAAATTATAGAACAATTTAACAACTTAACTTTAGATCCTAATTCACCTAACTTTATTGCTAGAGTGATTGGAGACAAGTATCAAGCAATTGATGCTAATGGTAAAGTTAGTATTTTCGGTGATTACGCTAATTTATCTAGACATATTTGGGTAGAAGTACCTGAAGCAGTTAAAGATCAAGGTACATCACCTAACCTAGTTCCATTTGGATATACAGCATTAGTAGAACCACTTCCAGATACTGGATTCGCTGGTTGCCCATCTGCATCAGCAGTAGGTTACCTAAACCATTCAGTATCTAAAAGAACTCAAATTTTAGATAATGTATATAATAACAGTGTTTATTATGGATTTGATTATGCAGAAGCAGATAATCACAATTATCTAAAACCTTTACCAGATTCAGATACTACTACTGGTGATAATACTGCATTTAATTTAAGTAATGAAAAACAGCACCCTTCTGCATCTTTAGATTCAGGAGCAGGTGATACGATTTCACCAGGTGGTTCAACTATCAATCTTTCGACTAAAAAGTTTGTAGTTCCTTTCCAAGGTGGATTTGACGGATTTAATCCTTCAAGATTTGTAGGTTTAGATACAAACATTACAGCAGCTAACTTATTTGGATACGATCTTTCAACTGCAGAAAAAGATGGAGCTTTAGCTTATAAACGTTCAATCAATGCAGTGTCTAATCCAGATGAATATGATATTAATTTAATGGTAACACCAGGTGCAAATCATAGATTACATTCAGTAACAACTACACATGCTAAAAATACATGTGAAGATAGAGGTGATGCATTCTATATTATGGATTCAGCAGCTTATGGTGATAATATTAACACAGTAACTAATACAGTTAAAGCATTTGATTCAAATTATGCAGCAACCTACTACCCATGGGTAAAAATATTAGATACAGACATAAATAAACCAGTTTGGGTACCGCCATCAGTGGTAGTACCAGGAGCAATAGCATTCAATGATCAAGTAGCATTCGAATGGTTTGCACCAGCAGGTTTAAATCGTGGTTCTTTAACTTCAGTTATAGAGACTGCGGACAGAGTAACTCATGAAGAACGAGATGACTTATATGAAGGTAGAGTTAACCCAATAGCTACATTCCCTGGACAAGGTGTATGTATCTGGGGTCAGAAAACACTTCAAGGTAAACCATCTGCTCTTGATAGAGTAAATGTTAGAAGATTATTAATTGCAGTTAAGAAGTTTATTGCTTCAGCTACTAGATATCTAGTATTTGAAAATAATACATCTGCAACTAGAAATAGATTCTTAAACATTGCAAACCCATATTTAGAATCAGTACAACAAAGACAAGGATTATACGCATTCAAGGTAATAATGGACGCAACTAATAATACACCAGATGTGATTGATAGAAATCAAATGGTAGGTGAATTATTCTTGCAACCAGCTAAAGCAGCTGAGTTCATCGTGTTAGACTTTAACATTTTACCAACAGGTGCAGCATTCCCTGAATAGAATTAAAAATAAACTCTAGGAGTAATAGAAATGGCAGAAAAAATAGTTAGCCCAGGTGTATTTACACGAGAAAGAGACTTATCTTTCTTACCGGCAGGTATCACTCAGATAGGAGCAGCGATAGTTGGTCCTACTGTAAAAGGTCCTGCGTTTGAACCAGTAATTATAGAATCATTCAAGGAATTTGAAGCAGTATTTGGACCTAAAACTTTAGATAGTTATGTTCCGTATACAGTTGAAGCTTATTTGAAGAGTGCAGGTAGAGTAACTGTAGTTAGAACATTAGGTTTAACTGGGTATACACCTAAAATGATTAGTATAAAAGTAGCTGGCGGTTCAGGATCAAAAGCAACGTTATTAATTAGCTTTTCAGGTGTACCAGCAGTAGATGAAACAATTACAATTATAGATTCAGCAGGGTTGTCTAAAACTTATACAGCAAAAGGTGCTGATAATATAGCATCTCTACAATTCCAGCAATCAAGTGGAGCTGCTACAGTTGTTGATACATTACAACAAGTAATAGAGCATGCAAATGGTCATAACGGGTCCATAACGGTTACTCAACCAACAGCTACTAGTATTTTACTAACTAATGCTTCAGCAGGATCATCAGGAAATACTGCAGTAGTACATGATTTAGCTAATTCTACTGTCCCAGCTGCATTTACAGGTGGTAACGATATAGGAACAGTAGCAGATGAAGTATTCGCAGTTCTTCACCCAACACAAGTTGATGCAGATGCAACGTTTACACCAAGCTTGCTTACTTCTACATCGCAAATAGATTTAACTCTAGCTGCTGATTCGTATGCATCTACAACTAACTTTACAACTGGTAAAGCATTACCATTTACGTATTCTGCATCAATAGATACTACAGCAGGAAACTGGTTAGGTAAAGTACTTGGATTTACTCCTAAATCAAGAATAGATCCTGTATACAACTACATGTTATTCAACAATTATGCATCTAGATCATTTAGTGAAGATTCTACGCTAACTACATCAGTATCTAATATTACTGATGATTTCCAATTTGCTTATTCATCTAAAAATGGATACGAAGCTAGAACACCTTTTATAGTATCACAAAATTTAGGTTCATATGCAGCACCAAAAACAACTAGATTATTTAAGTTTCATACTAGATCTCACGGTGCAACATGTAACTATCAATACAAAGTAGCTATATCGAATGTAAAAGCACCAAGTGCAGTAGCAGGTAGTGATTATGGTACATTCTCAATAGCTATTAGAAGAGTAGACTTAGATGGAACTATACATTCAGCTAATACGCCTTATGCTAAATCAACAGATAAAGATTTACGACCACATATCGTAGAGCAATACAACAATGTAACTTTAGATCCTAATTCTCCTAACTTTATTGCAAGAGTAATTGGTGATAGATATCAGGAAATAGACGCAAATGGAAAAGTAACAGTATATGGTGATTATCCAAACTTATCACACCATGTATGGGTTGAAGTTCCTGAAGAAGTAAAAGATCAAGGTATATCACCTGATTTAGTACCTTTTGGATTCGAAGCATTAAAAGAACCGTTACATAGTGATCATGGTAACTTACCAACTGCATCTTTTATAGGACACACAAATGCAGAAATACAACGTGGTGTAACTGCAACACATTATGTTAAGAAGAATCAATTAGCAGACAATGTTTATAATAAAAACATACACTATGGTTTTGATTATCTTGATACTGACAACTATAATTACTTATTACCATTAAGTGATAACAGTCAAGTAGGTAACAATAAACACTTTAATTTATCACATTGTGCACAACATCCTTCAGCTTCTTTAGCTGGTGGAGCAACAGTAACAATAACGCCAGATGGATCAACTATCAATCTTTCGACTAAGAAATTTATAGTACCATTCCAAGGTGGATTCGACGGATTAAATCCAGCACGATATATTGCACGTGCAGGAGACATTACTGCAAATAATATGTTAGGATTTGATTTATCAACAGCAGAAAAAGATGGCTCTAAAGCATTTAAGAGAGCAATTAATGCAGTGTCTAATCCAGATGAGTATGATATCAATTTACTAGTAACTCCAGGTGCTAATCACAGATTACACTCGGTAGTAACAACTCACGCGAAAAATACTTGTGAGAACAGAGGAGATGCATTATATATTATGGATGCAGTGGGATATGATACAACTACAATATCTACTGTAACTAACACGGTTAAAGCATTAGATAGTAACTATGCAGCTACTTACTGGCCATGGGTTAAAATACTTGATACTGATAAAAACAAACCAGTATGGGTACCACCTTCAACTGTAATGGCAGGAGTAATATCTAAAAACGATCAAGTAGCATTCGAGTGGTTTGCACCAGCAGGTTTAAATAGAGGTATCTTAACTGAAGCTATAGATGTACCAACTAGATTAACGCATGCTGAAAGAGATGATTTATATGAAGGTAGAGTAAATCCAATTGCAACTTTCAAAGAAGGAATTTGTATCTGGGGTCAAAAAACACTTCAAGCTAAACCATCTGCATTAGATAGAATTAACGTACGAAGATTATTAATAGCTGCGAAGAAATTTATTGCATCAGCAACTAAATTCCTAGTATTTGAAAATAATACTTCAGCAACTAGACAACGATTCTTAAATATAGCTAATCCTTACTTCGAAAGTGTACAACAAAGACAAGGTCTTTATGCTTACAAAGTAATAATGGATGCAACGAATAACACTCCAGATGTGATTGATAGAAATCAAATGATCGGTGAGATATTCTTACAACCAGCTAAATCAGCAGAATTTATTATACTAGACTTTAACATTTTACCAACAGGTGCAGTATTCCCTGAATAATAATAGAAAAAAAGGATACTTTTTATATAACTACATACTTATATATGTAGAAACAGAATAAACGAGGAGAACAAATGGCACAATTAATCGACCCAACAGAAGCAA